GTGTCCCAGGCGCTGCTGCATGGCCACGGCTGATGTACCAGAGCCTGTGCGGTAGTGGATCGGGTGGCCCCAGATAGAGGCGGCTGTGTCCAGCGCCAGCGACTTGCCAGTACCCGACTCGGCCGAGGCACAGTGCATGGTGACGCCGAACAGGCCCGTGAAGCGCATCAGGGGGGATGACATGCCAGCCAGGAACGCCGTCAGGTGCTTCCACAGCTTGCGGCGCACCATCATGTTGATGACTTCTTTCCACGCATCGAGCGAGCCGGTGGGCTTGGTGTTGTTGACGATGTTCTCCAGCCCCGGGATAGGCACGGGCACGGGCTCGGCACCGGCCTTGTAGATGGCGCTGTTGAACACGAAGCTGTCGTCATCCTGCCAGCCGTAGGCGCTGGGGATCACTACGGGTAGTTTTTCGGTACTCATTTTCTCCACGCTTGCGCGTACGTATTCGTAAAGGTTCTTGTCATTGCCCGAGCCGAACGCGGCCAAGATGTTCTGGCTGGCCAAGTGCTTGAGCGTGTCGTCTCTGGTTGCGATGCTTTTCTGGGGGACAAGCACCTCCTGTATTTTTTCCTTGCGCACGGCCAGCATGTGGACCTCGTGCACGCCGTTGTTGTTCAAAATGTCCACGGGAAACAGGTCGTAGGGCAGCAGCATGTGCTGGCGCTTTATCGTGTTGCCGTCGCCATCCTCTTCTTCCTTCTCGATGAACACCCCGCCGTACCTGCCAAACGCGTAGCCGCGTGGTGGCTCGGGGCGGTAGAGTTTCTGTGCTGGCGCGTCTTCGACTTGGACTTCAATCTGCGTAGCCTCAGTGACCGCGTTGATCTCGCGGCCCCAGCCCAGCGGGTTGGTAAATTTGCCACGGTGCGGGCAGCCGCCGCACACGCCGGGGTTGGCATCGTCCATCGCTTCGCACGAGTACGGGCCTTTGATCTCAGCGAGTTTGCGGTGCATCCGGTCATGATCGTACGGGTGCAGGTCGCTGAGCCAGACCGCAGCCTTGTCACCATCGACGCAGACCTTGGCCCAACTGAGCAGGCCACGCCACAGCGGCTCCATGCCATCCTCGGCTGCGTTCTCCACGTAGTGCTTGAGCTGACCGCAGCCGCTGCCGTCTTTGGTCTTGAGCAGGATTTTTTTGAACCGCGTGACGCTGTTGCCGATGATGGCCTGCGCTGTTGCAGAAAGAGAGTTGACACTGGTCGGCCTCTGCCCGGGCAGAGCCAGGGCGCTTGAGGGACGGGGGCGTACAAAGTCCTTGCCGAACCCCTGGGCTGTCAGCACAGCATCGATGTCGTCCACGGCGAAGCGGTCGCCATGGGATATGAACCGCACCTTGGTTGCGCCGCGTACGGCTTTGCCGTTCTTGATGCCGGTATTGGTCGTGTCGAACACGCGCAGCACGCGGGAGGCATCGCCCGTCACAGCCGCGTCGATCTGCAGCCCGTGCTTGAAGCACATCTCCTTGAACCGCTTGGCCAGGGGGAACCAGTCCTCCTTGTACATCATGTCCGTGAGCGGCCAGTATGCGTGTATGCCGCCGCCTGAGTGGACGAGCCAGGGGTCGCCTATGGACGACAGCCCAGAGTCTTCGCAGAATTTGTGCAGTGCAGCAGCGGCAGCCTTGGCGCTGGGGTACGACTTGGTCTTGATGACGCCGTTCTCGTCGGGGATATCCTTGGGGTGGTTGCAGTCAAGGTCTACGGCCAGCACTTGGCTGGCGTGCATGTTCTCCTTGGTGCGGTCCTTGTTCGTGCCAAACGTGCCCAGCGCGAAATATGTATCGTAGCCCTGCTTTGCCCACTTCTCAATGGTGGGCATGATCTCTTCTAACGTCTCCCCATAAACGTGTGACTTCTTGTTTGTAAGCTCAGCCGCGCAGTAAAACCCGTTACCCGGCGACGGCAGAACCTCCGCTAGAAACTCAAGCGGTGTCATAAGGCTCCTTGGCGCTGGGGTTAGTGGGTTTGGCTTTTCAGTTGTACTTTGAGCTCGGCATTCTCATCGAGCAGTCGGGCAATGCGTGCGCACATCTCTTGCACCAGGGCATCGTCGTTCTCCATGTACGCGTAACGCAGGAGCTCCTCGTCTGTCATGTTGGCAAGTTGTACTCGTGACATATTTTTCTCCATGCCTCATCAGCGGTGCGTGAGGACTTCATGATTGTTAGTAGCAACTCCACGCGATTTTGATACGCGACGAAAACGTCTTTGCCCATGAACCAGTTGTACACGGTCTGCCGGGTGACGCCAAGTGCTTGCGCGATTCTGGTCACGGGAAAGTCAAGGTGGATGGCCCATCGCCCGAGCTGGTTGCCCGGGGTCTTGGGTGCTGCTAGGACAGCGTCGATTGTTTTTTGTGAATAGCTCATAGTTTGTTATGGGGCGGGGAGTAGCGGGTGACACATTTAAAACACCAGAGGAAACGCTTCGTGGGGATGTTTGTGCTTCTAACGAGGTAGGAAAGGCCCCGCCCCACGCAGAACGACCGCTCCTGCTACTCCCCGAAACTCCTTACTCGTCGTCCCAGTCGCTGACGATATCAGCGAGCTTGGACTTCTTGGCGGGGACAGCAGTCTCCTTGGACGGAGCCTTGCGCACTTCTGGCTCGTCGTCCTCAGACGCCACCGGCTTGGCCTTGGGGGCTTTGGCCTTGGGCGCTGGGGCTTCGTCCTCGTCGTCTTCAGCATCGACCTTGGGCGCGGCCTTGGCCTGCGTCGGCTTGCCAGGGATATCCATCGGCGCTGCCTTGGGCTTGACCCCATCGGCCTGGGCCACCGTCATGACCACCGCACGCTTGGCATCGTCGCTCTCAGCCTGCCGCGTGACAGACTCGTACTCGGCATCCTCCAACCAGCGCACGGGCGTGAAGAACAGCTTGGGGCTCTCGGCCTTGGTGTCGAACTTCATGCGGGTGACGATCTGCTCGGGGTTGACCGGAGGGGTCTGCGCAGCCAGGAACCGTGCATACGCTTGCAGCGGGCGCTTGTCGCCGTCTTCCTTGCCGAAGATCGACGTAGCGGGCAGCGTAAGCTGCAGCACATCACCCTCGGGGTTGTTGGCCAGCACAACAGCAAGGCGCTGTTGGAAGCGGCAGGCGCGGCTGTTGCCGTTGCCCGACCCTGCTTCGTTCTGGGGGCAACCCATGCAGGTCTTGTTCTGCGGCTCCTTGATCGAAGCGTCGGGCTTCTCGCCGTCGTTGCTCCAGCAGTCGGGACCGGCGATCTTGTCTGGGTCGTACGCACCTGCGTAGAAGATGCGGCTGACTTTGGGCGCTGCCTTGACGACAACCACATCGAGGTGGCGGTCATCAATCGACGCGATCTCCTTGCCACCAGAGACAAGGCGAAACACGCCGCCCTTGATGGAGATGCGCTTGGTCGAGGCACCAGCGCCGCCGCCCGTCAGGGCTTTGGCAGTTTCAGACAGCTCGTTGTTGCGAGCGAAGGCGGGGACATTGGAGGCGTTAAAAAGCGTGATATTGCTCATGGTTAACTCACTTGGACTTGGTTACACGAATTTCGAACTCGGTGTGCGAGTTCAAACCGGGTGGAACAACACCCGGGTTCTCTGACAGGAAGGTCGCCATGTTCGTCTGTGCGATGCGCTTCTCCAGCAGATCAACGACCTGATGCTCAAGAATAAATTTCTTGAACGAGTCCCAGTCCTGCGTGTTGTAGCGCACCTTAGTCGAGAGGGAAACCGTCCCGTAAGATGTGTTGACAGACTTGAGCCCGAGGGCTTTCATCTTGTCTTTGATGGCAAAGCGCACCTCGTCTTGCTGAGCCTTGAGCTGCTCCACCGCAGTGTCGTACTCTTTGGTCAGCGCGTCGATGCGCGATTTGATCTTGGTGTGGATTTTCACGAGGCGGTCGATGGGGACCACCTCATCTTCAGTGTCGGTCATGTGCTTTCTCCTGTTGTTTTGTCAAGCGTTGGACAGTTTACACGGGTTTTTGGCTTTTGCAAGTGCCTCCTTTCATGATCTGATCTCCGACTCAAACATGGCCGTGAGCAGGTCGTTGTCATCGACGCGGGCCGCCAGCGCCTTGAACATCTTGCGCTCGATGGGGGAGCTCTGGATGTGCACCACTGTGACCTTGTCGCTGGTCTGGCCCTTGCGATCAGCGCGTGCGATGCACTGGATGTACTGCTCAACAGACATCAACGGGCCGTAGAAAACCACCGTGTCGGCTGCGGTAAGGGTAATCCCGTGTGCCGTTGCTTGCGGCTGCATGATAAGCACCCTGGGGTTGGGCTGCGTCTGGAACCTGTGAATGATGTCGCCGCGCTTGGTCGCGCTCACACTGCCGTGGATGACCTCGGCAACAACGCCCTTCTTGGTCAGGTATGTGTGGATGGTGTCGATGCTGGAGCGGAACATGGCGAAGATGATGACCTTGCGCTCGGTCTCCTCCAGCACCTCCTCGATGACGCCAAGTCGTGGGGCAGCATCGAACTCGACCACTTCTTTCTCGTCCGTGTAGGCCGCACCGCAACTGATCTGTAGGAGTTTGCTTACACCAGCAGCGGCGTTGACCGCTGTGATGGTCTCCCCTGCGGTGTGCACCAGCATCTGCTCCTTGAGCAAGCTGTAGTACTTGTTCTGCTGTGGGGTCAGCGGAGCCTCGCGTGTGAGCGTCATCACAGGCGGCAGGTCCAAGCACTGCTCTTTGGTGAAGCGGATGGCTGGCTGCAGCGCGTTGTACACATCGTCCTTGGCCGTGGGCTTGGGGGCCCACTTGAACATCGTGAGCTTGTACATGACCTGATCGCGCCAGCCCGTGAAGAACTGCGGCACTCCTGTCGGGTTGACCAGCTTGGCCAGACCGTACGCATCAGCGGGCGACTGCGATGCTGGCGTGCCCGTCATCATCCACAGGTACGAGTCCGGGCGCACAATAGACTTGAGCGTCTTCCACCGCTTGGTGGTCATCGTTTTGTATGCGTTGGCCTCATCGACGATGATGAGGTCGAACCTGCCGTCTGCGTTGATCTCTTCTGCGATCAGGTTGAGCCCGTCGTAGTTACAGATCACAAACTCATAGTCCGACTGGATCATCTCGATGCGCTTGGCAGCTTGCGCGTGGTGCGCGACGATGGCAGAGCGATGAATGATTGAGTTGTTCAGGTCGCCCATCCAGGCGCTGTGCATGATCGACAGCGGGCACAAGATAAGCGCACGCCGCACAAGCCCACGCTGCATCAGGTAGTCAGCCGCCCACAGCGCCGACAGTGTCTTGCCCGTGCCCGGGTCGTTGAACACGAAGGCTTTGCGGTGCACTGTCAGGAACGACGCAGTGTCGATCTGGTGCGCCATAGGCTTGTAGCGGCCTGGCCAGTTGTAGCGCCGTGTGATGGGCGAAGGCACATCCTTGACTCCCAGGTTGCGCAGCACCCGCACCTCATCGAGCCCCCAGTACACGGCGATCTTGTAGGTATCACCGTCTTGGTCAAGCACCTTGTGCTTGGGGATGATCTGGTACTTGTCTGGGTTACGCGTCCTGAAGACGACTGCCTTGTCCTCAACTATCTCCATTTACTTTCTCCTGTGCTTAGAAGTTCTTGTTGAAAAACTCATTGACCATCTCTTCAAACTCTTTGAGGTTGAACCTGCCGCCCTCGCCTTCACTCGGGCCGTTGGTGCGCATGATGATCAGCTCGTCATCAGAGCGGCACAGGTGAAAGCCATTGAGGAACAAGACGCTTGGCGCTTGTCTGCGGGCCTCCGTCCAAACGAAGTAGGCGTTGTTGATACCGATCAGCTTTTGCTCAGCGGGCGAGATGTTCGCCCACCATTGTTCAAACATCATTTGTTGTCTCCTTGGTTGGCGCTCTTGCTGCGAAGGCGCAGGTTGCCTGGGGATGTCTTGCCTCCTTTGCGCAGTGGCACCTTGTGGTCGATGTCCTTGCCGCTGCGGTCGATGCCCTGCTTGTCGTAGAGCCTGCGAGCCTTCTGCCGCTCCAGTTGGTCAGTGGTCTCGCCGCTGGCCTTCTGCAGCTTGTAGGCGTGTTTGTAATTGCGTTTGCCGTTGGTCTGTGTCATGGTT